GAAGGTCGTCAACAAGGAAAGACGACAACATCTGCTGCATATATTCTTTGGTATACATTATTTCAACCAAATAAAACTGTAGCCATTCTAGCAAACAAAGCGACATCTGCTCGTGAAGTTTTAGATCGTCTACAAACAATGTATGAGTTGTTACCTAAGTGGATGCAACAAGGTGTTATCGGATGGAACAAAGGCGACATCGAATTAGAAAATGGTTCAAAAGTATTTACTGCAGCAACTGGTAAATCTGGTATTCGTGGTCGTTCTGTAAATTTACTATATGTTGATGAGGCAGCGATTATTCCAAATAATATAGCTGAAGAATTTTTCACATCGGTTTACCCAACTATTTCTGCTGGTCAGACTACTAAGATTCTTTTAAGTTCTACACCATTAGGATATAATCATTTCTGGAAATTTTGGAATGATGCTGAAAATGGTCGTAATGGATTTGTTCCATTATTCATTCCTTACTGGGAAATTCCAGGTCGAGATGAAGCATGGGCACTCGAACAAAAAGCGATGCTTGGTGAATTAAAGTATAATCAAGAGGTTCTATGTAACTTCTTGGGTTCTAGTTTAACTCTAATTAACGCTGATGTGATTTCTAAAATGTCAGTTGCTAATAGAGTTTATAATAAAGATGGTTTAGATGTGTATGTTGAGCCACAAGTGGGTCATACTTACTGTTTAATTGCTGATGTGGCTAAAGGAGTCGGTGGAGATTACTCTGCATTTCAGGTAATTGATATAACTGAAACTCCTTATAAACTTGTAGCAAAATATAGAAATAACGAAATTAGTCCTCTTCTTTATCCGAACATTATTTACAAAGTAGGTAAGGATTATAATAATGCTTGGGTTTTATTAGAGATTAATATCTCTGAACAAGTGGCTCATATTCTGTACTCTGAAATGGAATATGAGAATATATTATTTGTAACTCGCCATACTCTGGGACAGACTGTTTCTGGAGGTTTCGGTGGTGGTAAAACTCAATTGGGTGTTAACACTGACAAAAAGATTAAGAGAATTGGGTGTCATAACTTTAAGGCACTAGTTGAAGAAAATAAACTATTAATAAACGACGCTGATACTATTTCTGAGATCTCTACTTTTATTGAAACTAAGGGATCTTATCAGGCTGACGAAGGTTATCACGATGACTTAGTTATGCCATTGGTGCTGTTCGGTTGGCTAACTACCAACTCTTATTTTAAAGATCTAAATAATGTAAATCTAAGAGAAGTTATGTATAAGAAACAAATGCAAGCGATTGAAGAAGAATTAACTCCATTTGGTTTCTATGACGATGGTGGTCCAGAGAAACCACCTTTAAACTTCTAGAAATTGTGCAAAAACTAAATAAAATGTAGACATGAAATTTGTCTAGTAAAACTTATTAAACAAGGAGAAATACAATGCCGTTTCAACTATCTCCAGGCGTTGCAGTCGTAGAAAAAGATTTCACTTCTATCGTTCCAGCAGTTTCTAGCTCTATCGGTGCTTTTGCTGGTGCATTCCCATGGGGTCCAGTTATGGAGCCTACCACTGTTTCTTCCGAAAACGAACTTGTTCGTCGTTTCGGAAAACCAAACGATAGCAACTTTCAATCTTTCTTCACTGCTGCGAACTTCCTATCTTATACAAATAACCTATTGCTAGTTCGTGCAGACGCTGGACACTTGAATGCGGTAGCGACTCAAACTGGTGGATTACAATCTATTGCAGTTACTGCTGCAGGTTCTGGTTATTCTTCTACTGCAGCTGCTCCAACTGTAACAGTTGGTACTCCTGATATTACTGGTGGTGTACAGGCTACTGCTACAGCAACACTTTCTGGTGGTGCAATTACTGCTGTTGCTGTTGCGACAGGTGGCGCAGGATATGCTTCTGCTCCAACTGTAACAATTACTCCTGCAGCTGGTGACACTGGTTCTGGTGCTACAGCTACAGCGACTTTAACTGGTGATGCAGTTACTTCAATTACTATCACTTCTGGTGGTTCAGGATATAAAGCAGCTCCAACAGTAACATTATCTGGTGGTGGTTTCTCTACTGCAGCTACTTTAGGTACTGTAACTGTAGGTTCTTCAACTATCACTGGTATTACTATTACACAGAATGGTACTGGTTATTCTTCAGCACCTTCAATTACTATTGCTGCACCTCCATCTGGTACTACTGCAACTGCGACTGCTACAATTTCTTCTGCTGGTGTTAAAATTAAAAATGGCGAAGATTATACTACTAACTATGCTGGTGGCGCAGGTGTTGTTGGTATTTGGGCAGCAAGATATCCAGGAACTTTAGGAAATTCTTTAAAGGTTTCTATGGCTGACTCAGCAACTTACACTGGTTGGACATATGCAGCAGAATTTGATGCTGCACCAGGAACTTCAACTTATGCAGCTTCTGTTGGTGGTTCTTCTGATGAAATGCACATTATCGTTATCGATGAAGATGGTGCAATCTCTGGAACACAAGGAACTATTTTAGAAAAATTCCCATTTGTATCAAAAGGTTCTGATGCTAAGAAACCAGATGGAACTAATAATTTCTACAAAGATGTTATTAATTCTCGTTCAGAATATATCTGGTGGATGGATCACAATGCAACTCTAACTGATGCAGGTACATCTTGTGCAGGTAATACTTTTGTAAACTTGGGTTCAGCATCTACAATTTCTCTATCAGGTGGTACTGATGATTATGCTTTAACTGATGGCGAAAAGACTACTGCATATGCTTTATTTGCTAATGCAGAGTTGTATGATATTAGCCTAGTTATGGCTGGTAAAGCATCTTCAACAGTTGCAACAAGCATTATTAATAATATTTGCGAAACTCGTTTAGATTGTATCGCACTAGTTTCACCAGAAAATAATACCACTGGTGATATTATCATCGGTTCTACTTCTACTGAAATTACTGCAATTAACACTTACAGAAATGCTCTACCAAGTTCATCTTATGCAGTGTTAGATTCAGGTTACAAGTATCAATACGATCGCTACAATGACAAGTATCGTTATGTTCCACTAAATGGTGATGTTGCTGGTCTATGTGCTCGTACAGATTATACTAACGATCCTTGGTTCTCTCCAGGTGGTCTAAATCGTGGTCAAGTTAAGAATGTTGTTCGCTTAGCTGTTAATCCAAACAAAACACAGCGTGATACACTATACAAAAATGGTGTTAACCCTGTTGTTACATTCCCAGGAGAGGGAACTGTGTTGTTTGGCGATAAGACTCTACTTGCTAAACCATCTGCATTTGATCGTATTAATGTTCGTCGCCTATTCATCGTTATGGAAAAAGCGATTGCAACTGCTGCTAAATTCCAGTTATTCGAATTCAACGACAGCTTTACTCGTGCACAGTTCAAAAATCTAGTTGAACCATTCTTGCGTGATGTACAAGGTCGTCGTGGTATTACCGACTTCGTAGTAAAATGTGATGAGTCTAACAACACTGGTGAAGTTATCGATCGTAACGAATTCGTTGCTGATATCTTCGTTAAGCCAAATCGTTCTATCAACTTTATTACTCTCAACTTCGTTGCTGCTCGCTCTGCGATTAACTTCAGCGAAATTGGTGCTTAATAACAGATAAATAAAGATAAGAACAAGGAGAATTAAATGGCAAATATTGCTGATTTTAAAGCGCAAATGATTGGTGGCGGTGCTCGCCCGAATCAGTTCCGTGTTGAATTATCTTTCCCATCTTATGTTACATTGGGTGTGGTAGCAGGACAGCGTGCACAGTTTTTGTGTAAAGCTGCTCAGTTACCTGCTTCCACAATCGAGACACTTCCTGTTCTCTATCGTGGTCGCCCAGTGAACTTTGCTGGTGAAAGAACTTTCCAACCATGGACAGTAACAATTTACAACGATACAACTTTTGGTATCCGTAATGCACTAGAACAGTGGCAATCTGGTATTCAGAATTATAATACTACCAATGGTCGTATTAACCCAACTGATTATCAAGTTGACTTGAATGTTCACCAACTAGATCGCAACGGAGCAATTATCAAGAGTTATAAATTTGTAGATGCATTCCCAACTGCTATCTCAGCTGTTGGCTTAGATTACGAGCAACAAAATGCAATTGAACAGTTTGACGTAGAGTTTACATATAACTTCTTTACTTCAAACACTGGGGCAGCTGCTGGATTTGGTGTCAATGTTTCTATCGACACTCCAGTTGGTTCGTTCCCTCTTTAATAATTAACTGAGGTTTTTACATTATGCAACTATTTGGCTTTGAGATAAAGCGTAAACAAGGACAGGAACTACCGAGTGTAGTTCCTCCTAGTCCAATTGAGACAGGATCAACTGTAGTAAACACTGGTGTTAATGCTGGTGGGCACTACGGTATGGTCATGGATCTTGAGGGCACGATTAAAAATGAAAATGATTTAATTCGTCGTTATCGTGAGGTTTCTCAGTATAGCGATTGTGATGGTGCGATTGAAGATATCGTAAATGAAGCAATCGTTGCAGATGAGGATAAACGATCTGTTGAGTTAAAATTAGATGAATTAAAAGTTTCTGCTTCAATTAAAAGTAAAATTAAAGAAGAATTTGATAATGTACTCCGTATATTAAAGTTTGACGAAAGAGCACATGAAATTTTCCGTACATGGTACATCGATGGAAGATTATATTATCAAATTCTTATAGACGAAAATAATATTAAACAGGGTATCGTTGAACTCCGTTACATCGATCCTCGTAAAATTCGTCGCATTAAGAATATTAAAAAAGAGAGAAACAAACAAGGTGTTGATGTTGTAAAAGAGATCGAAGAATATTATCTTTACAACGACAAAGGAATTACAGAGCAAACAACACAAGGTGTTAAGTTGGCTCTTGATTCAGTGGTCTATGCTCCATCAGGATATGTAGATCAAAATACTGGAATGATGATGTCTTATCTACATAAGGCAATCAAACCAGTAAATCAATTAAAGATGATTGAAGACTCTTTGGTCATCTATCGTATCAGCCGTGCACCTGAACGAAGAATTTTTTACATTGATGTTGGTAATTTACCAAAGTTGAAAGCAGAGCAGTATGTAACGGACATTATGAATAAGTTCCGTAACAAGATTGTTTATGATGCAACTACTGGTGAAACTCGTGACGATCGTCGTCACTTGTCAATGATGGAAGACTTCTGGATGCCTCGTCGTGAGGGTGGTAAAGGCACAGAGATTACTACTCTTCCAGGTGGACAAAATCTGGGTGAGATTCAGGACATCGAATACTTCCAAGGTAAACTTTATCATGCATTGAATGTGCCAATTAGTCGTCTACAACCACAACAAGGTTTTAGCATTGGTCGTTCACAAGAGATTTCTCGTGATGAAGTTAAGTTTAATAAGTTTATTGTTAGACTTCGTAAGAAATTTAGCGTGTTGTTCTCTAACGCATTAAGAGTACAACTAATCGCAAAGGGTGTTATTCGTGCAGATGAATGGGATGAGATTCGTCCATTCTTGAAGTATGATTATCTAGAAGACAATCACTTCTCTGAACTAAAAGA